TCCTCGGGTGCGATGCCCTGCGATGAGTACGGGGCCGTGGCCGCGCGCTGATCAGGCGCGAAATCGGCGCGGGACTGGACGTCGCGGGCTTCGACCTCGCCGGCCGTTCGCTTGTAAGTCTGATCCTGCGCCGTCTCTTGCGCCATCCGGTCAATGCGAGGCGGGACGCCCTTGCGCCGCATGTCTTCCACGGACTTAACGTATTCGTCGTAGAACGGGCGCGCTTCGTCCAGATTGTCGAGCCCTGCTTGCTTCGCGAAGTCTTCCAACGTCCCCGGCGTCGTGATCGCGTTTAGACGCTCGTTGTAGAGGCGCATGAAGTGCGGACGGGACTCGCCGATCACCGCTTTCGTGGGGCTGCTCCCCGGCGCAAATCCTTCGCGAGACTGGATCGCGTGCTGAAGCTCGTGAAGCATCGTCACCCGCGCTTGCGGGTCGTCCATGTCAGGCGCGAGCGTGATCGTTTTCCGCCCGTCGTCATAGGCGCCGCGCCCGCCGCCGGGCGGCCTGCCGCTCTCAACCGGCATGTCCCGCAGTTCGGGATACGCACGAAACAGGTCATCGTGCTCCATGACCAGAGAAGCCGGAAAATCCGACATGCCGGTCATTCGGGCCGCGTTGTCCGGTATCTCAAACCGCCACTTCTCGTCAGGCCCCCTGAACCAGCCCGTTGCGGCGCGGATGGCTTCGTTGTCCGCTCCCCCGGCAGCCATGTCCTCGGCACGCTGAAGCGCCACTAGATCGGCGGTCTTGGCATTGCGCCCGGCGAACATGCCGATGGCGCCCTTGGGGGCCAGCGCCGCCCCCGCCGGAACCGCCAACGCCGGAAGCGAAAGCACGGCTTCCGGGGAGAGGTTCTGACCCGGCTCCATGTACGGCCCTTGCATCAACTCCCAAAGCCCCTTGGCGACGTCACGCGCCATGCCGGGCACCGCCCACGACCGCTGACCCGTCTCGCGATTAACCGCGCGCGGGAGAACGTCGGCGTATTCCCACCCCGGCGCGTCCTCAACCAGCCCACGGGCGATAGCCGTCAGCGCCTCGGGGCCAAGGTACTCCGAAATGTCCCCCGCCAAGGCGCGAAGCGTATCGGCCGGCGTGGCGCGAGGCCCGCCGCTTCTGCCCGTCCCTGGTCCCATGGGTCACTCCGCAAATTGATGGTGGCTGTTCGTCCGTCCTAAGTCTCTCCAGCCACCGACCGCCCGGACCTCGTGAAAGGGGCAGGCGGCGAACGCGAACCGTCACCGGCCGGAAGTTTCCAGCCCATCGCGACGTCGCGCTCTACGAGACGGCTCGCGAACCGGCAGGATGGCGCCGGCCGTTACTGCGTCCCGTGTCTCTTCACTCCGCGAAAGCGTCTTCGATCATGCCACATAGGATGTGGCCGATGATCCCGTGCATCTCTTGGATGGTCGCCGTGCTGTCGCCGGGAGCGCGGATGACGTAATCTAGCAGAGACATGCTCGGCGCACGCTCCCCGGTGACGAGCGCGTGAGTGCACGCCCGGCTCGCGTTCGCTTTGATGGCCGCAATGACGTTAGGCGATGTGCCCGACGTCGTAATCCCGATTAGCACGTCGCCGTCCCGAGCGAGCGCCCGCACCTGTCGCGCGAACACCTCATCAAACCCGTAGTCGTTCCCGATGGCCGTCAGCGCCGACGTGTCCGTGGTCAGCGCGATAGCCGGAAGCGCACGCCGCTCGCGCCGATACCGCCCCGTTAGTTCCGCTGCCCAATGCTGGGCATCCGCCGCCGATCCGCCGTTGCCGAACAGCAGGATTTTACCCCCGGCCTTGATGCTCGCGATGCAGTCGGCCGCCAGCGCCTCGACCAAGGGGATTTCCGCGTCCAGCTTGTCCAGCGCGGTGCGGTGCGCGGCGAGGTGGGGGTTCATTCCGTGTAATCCCGAGCCCGAAGCTCCCGGTGCGCGATCCCGCCGTCCTGTATCGCCCCGTCAATCCACGACTGAAGGCTCAGGAACACCCGCGCATCCGCTTGCGCCTGCGCAATGGCGCCCACGTCGGCGGGGTTCGCATCAATCAACTCTTCGACCGCCGCATCGTACCGCTGGCGGGCGCACGCCATGAGGAACTTGTAGGGCTCAGTATTCTTAAACACCTCCAAATCCGACCCGAGACGCGCCCGCGCCATCATCTGCACGGTGGGGTCGGTCATGCTTACTTCTTGCCGCCCTTGGTCGGCTTCTTCACCATGCCGCCCTTCTTGTAGCCAGCAGCCTTCTTCATGCACACGCCGGCCTTCTTACAGGCTGCGGGGTTCGGGCAGGACGCACAAGTCATCATCGCTTCGGTTCCTTCCGGTCTGCGCGGCGCTCGGCCGCTGTCATCTGACGCCGAAGTTTATCGGCGCCGATTTCGCGTGTTGCCTTGGCGGTCGTCACGAACTCGCCCTTTGATAGCCTTGCAGGAACGCTGTCGCTGGTCCCCGTGCCCGGCCCCTTGACCTTTCCGCCCCTGCGGTAATCCTTCACTTCTTGCCCTCGTTGCGCCTGCTGATCGATGCAGCCTTCGCCCGCGCATCGGCCTTGGAACTGGCGCCCCACGCATTGAGCGACTTCAACAGCCGCGTCGGCTCGCCCTTATCGTCCCGCTCGGGTCCGGGCATGTTGCCCATCCGCGCCAGAAACGAAGCGCGCCGGGGATTGTCGCCCGACTTCACCGGGGCCTTAAGATCGGAGCCAGGGTTCTCGCGCTCGTAGCTGCGCCGGCCCTTTTCGTTTAGCCCCCCGGACTTCGCCTTGCCCTCGCTGCGTTGCCACGCGGCAGACTTCGGCATGGGGACACCCTCACATGGAAATGGCCCCCAAATGGGAGCCATCGTCGCGAAACCGCATTCTCTGATTCGACGCTAACACAAACAGTCAAGCGCGTCTACTATGCCGCCGCTTGCCACGCCATGACTTCGCCGCGCCAATCCGACGTCACCGCGCGCGGCAGGTCAATCTCCCCGGTCTCTTCCGGCCATAGCACCATGTCAATCGACACACAATCCCGCCAAATACCCTCGGTCGCGCGGGTCGTGTACTGCGTCGTGAGCCAGTGCGGCCGGTAGCCGTGCCCCGGTGCCCATGCGACCAAATCATCGGCCAGCGTGCCGATTTCAGCTTCCGCTATCACCACCGGCCGGCACCGCGCGAGCGTATCCCCCGCGCCTTCGAGCACGGTCATTTCATGCCCCTCGACGTCAATCTTCATCAGGTCCAAACGTCGAAGCGCCAAGCTGTCCACGGTGACCATGGGGACCGCCGCCCCACCCCGAAAATCGTCAAGCCCTAGCCCGCCGTAGTTGTTGGGCTTCTCGGGATCAAGGATCGGCACCGTCACCGTGCCCATCCTGTCGCCCATCGCCGCATTCATTACCGTGGCGTTCCATCGACCGTTGATCGCGAGGTTCGCATTCAGCACCCGCGAAACCAACGGCTGAGGCTCTACCGCGATGACATGCCCCGACTTGCCCACCATACCCGCCAAGGGCACGGCCACCGCGCCGATGTTGGCGCCAATGTCCAGAACAATGCCGCCTTCCTTGATAACCGACCGGCAGAACGTCAAAAGCGCCGGGCAATACTCCCGATGCACCCCGAGCAACTCGTCGAAAAACGGGTCGGGGAGCGTGAGGAAACGCCCCTGGTCGGTATCATAAAGGCTCACCGCGACGCCCTCCATGCGGTCAACTCGGCATCAAACGCCGATGCGGACCACCCGCGCACCGCCATTCGACCGGCTCCGTCGTCATGTGGCGTCCACCGAATGTCTAGAGACGACACACCAAGGCCGGCAAGGTGCGCTGCAAAGGCCGCAGCCTCTTCCGCCGTCATGCGTAGAACCTCGCCGCGCAGTGGTTGTACAGGTCGGTGACGCCCGCGCCGCCCGCAATGAAGTTCCGGTTCACACCGGAGACGTTCTGGGCGGTGAACACTAGCTTCCGGCCGGTCCCGCTGGGCAGGTAGACGCCGACAGCCGAGACCCCGCCGATGTTCGTTCCGCTGTAGGGCGCGTAGATGATCCGCAGGCTGGCCCCGCCCGACGCTTGGATGTCGATCCCCATCACGGCCAACGTGGCGCCGGACGAGAGCGCGTCATTCGTCGCGATGGCGGCATAGGCATCCATCGTCACTGCGGTATCGGGGATTGCGATCTCCGCGCCCGACGACCACAAGGCCGATGCGTCGGCGTCTTCCGTGTCCCATGGAATGTCGGTGTTCCCGCCATTGATGAAGATATCGGACCCCGGCGGCGTCACGCGCTTAAGCGCGACATAGGCCAGTGGGGCGCCGCCGCTCGGGATGTTAACCGATACCGCGCCGCCAGAGTTTGTGGCCGTGACGCCCGCCCCGGTGAAGTTAAGGCTTGTGGCTTCGGTGGTGAGGGTCGATCCATCGTCCTGCACGGTGATCGCCGCACCACCGCCCGTGCCTCCGGTGCCCGCCGGGCCACGAGGACCGGAAGGTCCGGCAGGTCCACGGAACGACCCCAAGTCAACCGTGCGCCCGTCATCAAGCGTGAGGACGATGTTGTCCTTGACCCGCTCGACGTCCGCGATGCCGACGCCATCCCCGCCGTCCCGCCCATCGCGACCGGCGGGGCCAGCCGGCCCGACGATGCTTTCGCCCTTCGGCCCCGGCTCCCCTCGATCACCCTTCGGCCCGGTGACAGGCCCCACGTCGATATCGTCGCCCGTGGACCGCGTGAGGACAAGCCGCCCGCCCCGGATCACCGCGCGATCGATGCTCGCGCCGTCCCGGCCGTCTCTCCCGTCGCGCCCCGGACGATCGGCCAGCGTCGCGATTTGGTCAATCAGCGCCTTGTAGGCTTCCGTGTCCGCCGTGTTGCGGTTCTTCAAGGCTTGGGCTGCCAAGATCAGGGCGGCGACGCTCATCAGCTACTCCACACCTGCGCCCATGCGCCGTTTGTACGATACCAAACGACGTTCGGGATCGTCCATGCGCCGTTGTTCTTGACCCTCGGCGTGAGGGTGGACGTCCACGCGCCGTTGCGCTTCACATAAATGCGCCGCGTCCCGCCGCCGCCGCCGCTCGGCTGGTTGAAGAGGAGGAGTAGGCTCATAGCGCGCGCAGGGCCGATAGCGTCGCGGTCGTGTCCGCGATTTCCACGTCTAGTGCCGCGATGCGGGTGACGTCCCCGGCTCGATCCGCGTCGGCGCGGGCGGTGTTGAGAAGCGCCAGCCGGTTTTCAGTCAGCTTGATAAGGTCCGCGATCTTCATGGCTGCCTCAGACGAGCGCGATCAGTTCTTGACTGATCGTCGAGAGATGGGACTGAAGCAGCACCACGTCATAAGTGTCCGTGCCGTCGATGGCCGCATAGGCCGCCATGCGCCCGCCCTGCGCTGCGGTGCCGGACTGAATGTAGTCGGTCGGGGCGTAAGGCGAGAATACCCGGTTCTTCGCGTCGAAGCGGTAAATCTGGTTCACCGCGCTCGCTACGTAGACGTTGACGTAGGTGAAGCGGCCTTCCTGCCCGAATGGACTATAACACCCGGTCGTGCCGGTGCCGAAAGCGTTTACGTTACCGTCGTAGGTGATCGCGCCGGTCCATGTGCCCGTGATGCTGCCCGCGATGTCGAGCAAATCCAGCGTCACCGCGCCGCCACGGAAGAAGTAATTGAAGCTATGGCGAGCGTTGCGCGCGGGGTCGGGCTGAATGCCGAAGGAGGGCGCCCATAGGTTCCCGACGGCGTTGTTCGCCGGCCCGGCGCCGAAGTAGGTCGTGGACCACGCATCCGCCGCAATGCTGTTGGTGCCATTGTTCACCGTCGCGTCGGTGTAATTGTACGTGTACGTCGTCGTGTTGCCCGTGGTCCGCAGCACCAAGAGGTTCGGCTGCTCGATCACGAACCGCGCGGACGCGCTCGGCTGCGTCGTCCAGGCCGTTCCCATCGTGTAGACCGCGCTCGGGCCGGCCGTGTGGCTCGCGATGATGCGGCGCTGCCCGACCGAGCCCGGCGTCGTCGGGTCCGCGACGATGCGGATCTGAAAGTTCCGGTATTCGTTTGCCAGAACCACGGCGTCGCCGCCGGTCGCCTGTCCGGTGATGGTGGACGCCGCCGATGCCGTCGCGAGAAGCGCGACTAGATTTGTGTCGTAGGTGGTGGCGCCCTTGACCATGCCTTCGCCCGGATTGTGGTCGTAAGGCACATAGAGTTCGTCCAGCACCAGCATCGCGCTGTCCGTGCCGACCGTGGCCGGCAGGTTGGTGATTGAGCGGTTCGCCAGCGTGTTCGACGCCGGCTCAAACGATCGGAACGCGCCCGCCGCCAGAGTGCCAGCGCCCAACATGAACAACCGACCGCAGAGAAGCTCGTATCGAGCGCCAGTGGCCGGCGTGAACGTGAGCGCGGTTTCAAGCCGAATAGTCGGCGTCGTGCTGGCCGTGTTCCCGATGATCCATCGCTCTTCGGTCTTACCCGCCGTCGTGTCAATGATCCGCAGCTTGAAGCCCAGATCCCCGCTGCCGCCACGGTTCGCGAGCATGTTCACGCCGACCGCCGTGGGCAGCGCCGTCGTCAGTGTAACGCTCGTCGTCGTCGCGCCCGCCGCGATGGTGCCGACCGCTCCGAACGACGGTGCGAAGGCCGAGGTGGACCCGGCGCCGAACGTGCCGCCCGTCAGCGGCGTTATTGATGCGACCTGCCACGCCTTAGTCACGATGTTGAAGCGGTTGAGGAGGGCGTTTGAGTGCAGGGTGTAGACGAAGGGATTGCGCGAGGTGTCGTTGCGGAGGTCTGCGGCCATAGACATGGCAGCCGCGTGGGCATTGGGAGAAGGCGCGACCTGCGCCCACAGCAGCCGGTCGATGACCTTTTTGAAGGTGTTAGCCATGTCCGGCTCCCCTTAAGTAATGCGAGCGCGGACGCAATCGGCCCACGCGGAAAGGTTCGTCTGGTTAATGAGCATCGCGCCGTTTCGGCCGTCAATGTTGGTCAGGCCCGACACGGTGGTGACGGTCGTAACGGTCGAAACGGTCGTCACCGTGCCGCTTTCAACGATGGCCGTAACACGCCCACGCCCCAAGGACCGATCAAAGCCGGCGGGGGAAGTCGCGGCTTGCACAAGCTGGCGAAGGAGGTTCTCCGCTGCGCCACTCCCGCCAGAAATCGTCACAAGCTCCGCAAGGGCGCTCGCAAGCGTCGCCTCGCTCGCCGCGCCGGTCGGGAGCGGCAGTTGCGAATCACTGACATCAGCCACCAAGGCCCCGGACGGGCTAACCTTGACGTCAACGAAGGTGCCGCCGCCGGCCGAAGACCTTCCGTGAAGAATGGACTGCACGACCTGCGCGATGTCGGCGTCCGCTGGCGCGACGCTAAGGGCCTTCGCAGTCAGGAAAGTCGTGCCGTTTGACGCACGGGTCGGCATCGGGTTAGTGGCCGAAACATCGCCGTCATTCGCGCCATCCGCGCCAAGTGTGACCTTGACGCGCTGGAACTTGGCCGCGCCGATATCATCGGCGGCGACGATTTCGCCAGTTCCGGGGAGCGTTACATTGTCAGCCATCACTCACCTCAAATCTGGAACCAAATGTCGCCGTCCTGCCCATCGGAGGGGGACGGCGCCTGATTGCTCACGGTCACGGCGATGCGGCCCGGCGGCCCTGCTGGGCCTCGGGGGCCGTCCCTGCCGTCTGCGCCGCGCACCCGGCCGATGCGGCGTTCCTCACCGTCGCTGGTCGTGATAATCAAGTCCCCGGCGTCCATGCGCGCCGCGACGACGCTCACGCCATCGCGGCCCGGCGGCCCGTCAAGGCCGTCGCGACCGGGAAGCCCAATGCCCGGAATACCCTGCGGACCCGGCTCCCCGCGCTCCCCCGCATCGCCCTTGATCGGCAGACGGCCCATCGCCTCGGCCACGTCTTCCGCGAAATCGTCTAGCCGCTCGCGAAACGCCGCCAGTTCGGCCCGGCTCATCTCCCCGATGCCGTCAATCAGCTGCTTATAGCCGGGGATCGTCCGCATGGCTTCGGCAAGATCGCCCGCCATGTCCGCGACTTCTTCCCGAAGCGCGGCCATTTCAGCGCGGCCGACGCCCGTGCCTTCGTCGGCCATCTGCTTCAGCAGGGCGGCGGCCATGAGCCGCTCGAACTTGGACGTCATGTCAGATCACCGGGCGGGATTTAGCGGGCCGCACCGGGGCCGGCGGCTGAAGCGCGCCTTGCAGCATCGTCATGACAGCTTCGTCCAGAGTGTCGGTCTGGGCGATTTCCTGTTGGCGGTTTAGCTTCTCGATTTCGAGCGCGGCGCTGGCCTCACGGTCCTCGCGCTTCATGGCCGCATCAACGGTCATCTTCTGACGTTCAAGGGCGATCTTCGCCGCAAGTTCCCGCTCTTGGCGGCTCATGGCGGCTTGGACGTCCACCGTCTTTTCCCACGCCCGAAGCTGGCGGTCGGCGTTCTTGTCCTCGATGGCCTTCTGCATTTCGGCCATCTGGGCTTGAAGCTGCTGGATCGCCTGTTGCGCTTGCATCTGCACCTGTTGGACGGCGGCTTGCGTCGGGTCCTGTCCTTGGTCCTGAAACGCGAGGAATCTTGACGCATCCTTGTAGCCGGCCGCGCCGAAAATCTCCTTCGCGATGGCCTGGAATGCGGGCGATTGGAGCACCTGCGGCCCGCCCATCATTTGAGCAAGCCCCATGCCGATCTGCATCAGCGCGCCCATGGCCGTCTGGAACTTCTGGAGCCGCATGTTCGGGTCGGTCTGGCCGATGCCCACGTTGACGGTGACCGTAAGTTCCTGATCAAGGAGCCGGTCGAGGTCGGGCGATACGCCGTACCGCTGGAGGTTCTGAAGCGTTTCCGACTGGCGCATCGCCAGCCCGAGGATCACGTCGTCGCTTTCGTACCGCTGTTCAAGCCGAATCAACTGGCGCAGCACGGGCTCAACCCACGTCTCCGCGAAGATGCGAAGATCGTATTCCGTGACGGCGTTGGCGGCGTTCGTGAGCAACGCCATGCCGCCGACGGTTTCGTTCATGCGCCGATTGGTGGCGACGGTGCCCTGCGAGAAAGCCCCCGCCAGTTCGTCGAAGTCAACGTTGAGCCGGTCCTGTTCCGCGTAGGCCGTGCTGGTCACGTCCGGGGGGCGGTCATACACGATATCCGTCGCGGGGTCCTTCACGACCACGGCGGAGCCCGGCGCGCCCGACGTCGCGGCCTTAATGTCAATCTGTTGGCCGGCGCGGATGCGGGTCTTCGGGTGGAGCGAGTGCTTCAGTCCGTCCATGCGAAGGTTCTGGACGTCGTTGACCGCGACCTGAAGGTCACCGAGAAGCGTCGCCTGGCTCGTCGGCGTGGCGGTAAAAGCCTCTAGCTGCCCGTAGCCGATCACATAGGGCCGCTCGCCGTCGCGTAGGACCGGGAACGCATCCCGCAACGGCACGGGCTCGCTGAGAAGCGCCACCGTCCCGAGGGAGTAGAAGAACCAATCCCGGCCCTCTTCGTCTCGGATGACGTTCCGGTGACGCCAGACAAGTTCGTGATCCTCAATGCTCTCTGACGTGCCGTCCGGGTCGAGGGGATCGTAGCCGCTGCGCTTTTCCCGCACCGACGACGTGGTGTCCACCTTGGCCTCGGCCATCGTGGCATCGTCCACGTCAAGCCACTGGATAACGCCATCCTTGGACCCGGCGTTGCCCTTCAAGGCCCCCGCGTAAACCGCCTCGCGCTCAATCAGGAACGGGCTATCTTCGGCCGGATTGAGGAAGTCCGCGCCTTGGTGGAAGCGGAAATTTTCCGGCGGAATGGGCTTGATGACCGGAATGTCTTTCCGCACCGTCTCCATCGGGACGTCAATGGCGATGGGCTCGCCGGTCTCAGCGTCAAGCACGGGCGCCCCGGTCATGGGGTCCATGACTTGCTGTTGCACCGTCTCAATCGCGCGCTCGTAAAGCCACTCCTGCCGCGAAACGCAGTACCCCATCGTCTTCGCCGTCTGAAACTGCGACTGGACGGTCAAAAACCACGGGATCGACTTCGTGAGCCGGTGCTGAAGCACGCGCTGCATGACTTCGGCGCTCGCAAGCTGCACCGGGTCGCCGTCGTCCACCGCCGTGACGCTCACGACGTCCTGGGTCGAAAAGAAAGCCGCCGCGCACGCCGCTTCGCCCTTGCGGATGGTCGATCGGGTCTTCGGGCGAAACAGCTTGGACCGGCCTCGGTAGTCGTCGCTATTGTACTTCGATCCGCTCGGGTGCCGGCCGTGGAAATGATCAAGGGCGCGTTCCCACGGCTTTTGCAGTTCGGACTGGACGAAACTCTCACTTTGGTCCCAACACGTCCGCGCGAGCGCCAGCCAATCGCGCGAAGACACGTCGGCTTCAAGCCCGTCTTCCATCTTGGAACCGGCGTCGTCGTTCAGCATGTCGAACTCCTTACGCGAACCACGCGCGGGCTTGCTTCTCAGCGCGGTCAGCCTCGTTCGCCTTCGTCGCGGGCAGGCCGTGGCGCTCTAGAAACTCGCCGCCGGCCCATACCGCCTTGCGCTTAATGGCCTCGGGACCGTCCAGTTCGCTCATGCGGATGTAGAACCCCATGCGCTCGCTTAGATCCCAATTCTCGACCGTGACCATGCCGGTGCGGCTGTCGGCGTGGACCGCGAACGACCAGCCCGGATAGTGGCTGCGCAGCACCCGCGCCACTTCGCTTGCGAGCTTCTGGTCGGCTGCCATCGTGGCGGCTTGTTCCACGCTCGCGTAGGGGAGGACTTCGATCACGGCCATGTCAGGCTCCGAACACGACAACGAAAACGAGCGCCCGCGAGGCGCCCGTGAGCAATTCACTCCACTCGATCCCGCCCCGGAGGAGCGGCGGCACGCGGAACGGGATGCGCCACCCGATGTAATAGGACAGCGGGAGGGTCACGGCGTAGGCGAGCGGCAGGGCGACCCACTCCGCCGGGAACGTCGCGACCAAGCCCGCCAGCCACGCCGCACCAAGGGCGGCACCGACGACGAGCGCGCGCTGCGTGCCGACGACCGCCATGGCGATCACGTCATCGCGCACCGACCCCGCCCACGTTCCCATGTCCTGACCGGGGGCGTGGCGGATGTGCAGACCGGCCCACTCCCCGATGGCGACGGCGCCCGCAATCCACACGTCACCCGTGAGGATGTAGACCACGCCGAAGCATGACGCTGCCCACAACGGGCGCAGGGTGAACACGGGGTGCATGATCCGCCGAAGCACGCCGCCGTCGGGCCGGTGGCCGCGAATGCGATAGGCCGCCGCAAGCCAAAGGACGATGGCCGCGATCATGTCGCCGTCCCCGTGCCGTAAGCCACGCCGGGCCGTTCAAGCACCTTGAATTCGCGCCCGTTGCTAAACTCGTAGGCCACCGGGCGAACCGACTGCTTCGTCCAGTCCCGGTCGGCGCGCTGGATCAGCGTGCGCCACGTCTGCGTGGTCAAAGCACCACCTCCAGCGGCTCGGCGTTGCGGGGCTCGTAGTCCTCCCCCGTTAGCCCGTGATGAAGCATCCGAAGGACGTGCTTGTGCGCGATCACCACCGCTTCCTCGACGTCCTGTCCGCGCCACCAATCGAGCACCCGAAGCCGAACCTGCGCCAGCGTCTCACCCCCCGGCGGGGCTTGGTCGTGCTGGGTGTCCCAATCGTCGTGCGCGTAATAGCCGTAGCGCTCCATGACCCACGGGATCGTCTTCCCATCGGCCTCGCCATAGTCGCGCTCGATCAGCGCCGGCACGGTGACGAGCTTCGGCTTGGTCCCGGCCGCTTCCGACGCGATGGTCGCCGTTTCCTGCGCGCGCTGCATCGGGCTCACGAACCACAACGGAACGCCCGCGATCATCGGCCCGAGGGCCTTGGCTTGGCCCTTGCCAGGGTGACTAAGCCCGGCGTCCACGTTGGACCCCGCGATGATCTTCTTATCTTGCAGGATCGTGCGGGCGTGCCGCACTAGAATAAGCCGCACGATTATCTCCTCCCGGCGTCCGAAGGTGGCCGGTTAGCTGTCGAAGTAAACGGGGGGCTGATAACTCGTCGTCATCGGCGCGAAGTCCGACGCGGCAAAGGTGAGGTTGAACGCATCTGCTAGATCAGGCGACCGCAGGCCGCGCTTCTTCATTTCGTCCTTGCCCTCGACCTGCAACTTACCCGACGACGTGATGTGGTACTTCACGCCGGTCAGTTCACCGATCAGCGCCTCATCCGCAGGCATCTTCACGTCCCGGCCCTCGAACCACCCGCGCGCCTTGAACCACAGTTCGTCGCGCAGGCGCATGTATTTGGCACCATCGACGCTCGGGCTTTCCGCCACGTTGATGCCCGTCACCGGCAGGCCCATTTCTCGCAGCCGATCCACGACGCCCGCGCCAAAGCCGATCACGTCCACGCAAATCTCGTCGGGCTTCTCTTCGGCCGCGACATACTCTTGATAGACCGTGCCCGCGATCTGCATCAAGTCCGGCAAGCGCCACCATTGGACGGGCTCAAGCATGTGATTGCCGCACCGCTTCGCCAGCGCAGTCCGATCACCCGTGAGCGAGCGCGCGACGTCCAAGCCCCAGATGCGCCGATAACCCGTCTGCGCCACGTCCCGATGCACTGCCGCGCGCACCAACTCGATCGGCACGACCGCATGTTCGATGCTAGTTTGGAACGCCTCATCAGGCGAACACGGGTACTCCTGGCGGAACATCTCGACCGAGCCGAGTTCCGCGACCTTCTTCCGCCGCCATGCGATCTGGTCTAGATCCAGACCGTAGGCCCCGACGAGTTCCGCCTCCCCATCGTCAAGCACGATGTCCTTCGAGGGCGGCGTCCGGTACTCAGGCTGTAGAAACCACGGGACGAAGATCGCGATAAACTCGCTTTCGCCACCGACCGCCTTGGTCCATTGTTCGTGGTAAAAGTTCCCGACCCCGTTGGCCGTGCTTTCAAGGATGATTTCGGTATCCGGCGCATCCGGGATGGCCTGCATCACGCCGGCCGCGTGTTCGTGGGCGTGGGGCCAAAAGGCCACCTCGCTTCCGTGAAAGTATTGGATCGTCTGCGACCGGCCCGTCCCCTTGGCGCCAGCGGTTCCGACTTTGTAACCGCTGTCCAAGCGGTCGAAGATCAGTTCCTTCGCGTTCGATGCGCCAGTGCTCGGGCGGAACCATTCGTGGCAGTTCTCGTGGAACCGCGAGGCCATCTCAAACAGGTTGTTCGTGGCGTCCTGTTGATGGGTGAGGATGAACGCTCGCACACCATGGCGATGTGTCACGCGCCAATAAAAGCGCCCTTCAACATACGTCGAACACCCTTGCTGCCGCCCTTTCAAAATGATTGCGCGTACCTTCCCGGTGCTTGCGCGCTGGGCTTCGATCTTATCATGGATCAGCCGCTGCGCGGTGTTCAGCGCAAGCGCCTCGACCTTACCCTCTTTCGTGCGGATCTTTAGGCACTTGGATGCGTAGGCTTCAAAGTCCTGCTTGAACCGAAGCCGAAGCGCGCGCTCGCGCTCCGTCATTTCCCCCGTCACGACTCCAGTTCCCGAAGCCTGTCCTCATGCGTGACTGTGGCCGTGACCTGCGCAACGATGTGCTGGCGCTCGCCGTAAACCTTCGGCGCCAACTTTGAAGCGCGCCATTTGTACGCCTCGATCTTGACGCGAGCCGCCGCCGGATTGTCCTCCGCGCCAGCCGCCACCTCCAAAATCATGTCGTCCATGACCTCGGCCTGCGCCTCTCTCGCGCGCGCGTACCTGCCCCGGAAATCGTCGTTTGACCTTAGCCACTCCATGACGGTGCTCATCGCTGGCATCTTGTCGTCGGCGCAGATGCGACGAAGGCTCTCGCCTTCAACGATGCGGTCGCAAATCGTTGCAACGATCTGGTCGGTGAACTTAGACGGCCTGGGCATGTGGCGCCCCGTCTATTGCATCAAGCCACGCCGTTGCGCCGTGCCGCACAGCAATTTTCCGCGCGTCTTTCTTGCCGACCTGCGACGAGAGATCGCGAACTTGCTCCACCCACCCGCGCGCCACGCGCCTAAGATCGACCGTCCCAATTGGGCCAAGGTTGGCTTTGGTCGCGCACCCGGTCTTGTGCCACCACGCCAGCCCGAACAACGCGCCATCCAACTTAGCTCGCGTCGCGCGACCGTCAGCAAGGCTTCTGAGCGCATCAGACCACGACCCGCCGGGCAGAACGTTGGTCAGGTTCTCCAAGCCAATCTTTTCAATCAACGCGCGCTCGGCAGCGTAGGCCGATTGCTCGTCAGCGTGCCGGCTTACAACGACGATCGCGACCTTGTGCCCAGCCGCGAGGATGTCGCGAATGCGCTCGCACTTGTCTGACTCGACCCCGCGCCGCGCGTCTCTCTCATGGTCGTTGCTGCGACGACCGCATCCCTTGCCGACGTAAAACACCTCATCGGATCTGGGGTCGACCAACTGGTAGACGTAAAATTTGGACATGGCCGCCTTGCGGCGCGCCCTTTCGGGTGGCGCCCCTCACCTGGTTTCGCACTACAGCGGGTAGAACGTCGATAAAATCTGCACATGGTGCATTGACAGCCTGCACTCAGTGCGCTACATTCGCTTTGTCAACGGGGCGATGCCCCACTAACCGGGAGACAGACGATGGCCAAGACCGCTCACATCCGCGCTGCATTCACCGCCGCCGGTCTGCCGCTGTCGCGGGTCACGCACCGCAGCGGGCGGGTCAGCGGCTTCGTGTCCCGAACCACGGGGTATCAAATCGCGCCGCGCCCGGCAACGTGTTGCATACTAATCAACGCCCACGACGTTGACCTCGCTCCCGCGCTGGCCGCCCTTGACGCATCCGGCATTGCTTACAGCGTCAACAGCGACCGTACATGCGCTTGGGTGGCCGCCTGACCCCGCTCCTATCCACGACATCCCGAGGGGGACGACCAATGACGAAGCCCAAGTTTTACGCCACGCACGACAGTGACGGCCTCTACATCGCCGAGAACGCCACCATCGTCGCGTTCAACGATCGCGCCGCCGCCGTCGCTTACCTGATGGGCTCCTACGACCCGAAATGGTGGGACCGCGCGAGCGCGATCGTGGAGCCGGGGTCGTTCGGCGACTGCTGGATCAAGACGATGGAGGCGCCTTCGGTCGGCGCAACGTGGATCGCCCCGTTTTCGCGCTCACAAATGCGCGTCGAAAAGCCGGGTCGTCACCCCGGCGGGCGTCAGTACTGGACTACCCCTACCGTCAGTGTGCTTGTCGTGTCGCGCATTGAGGAGAAGGACGCATGACGCCCGGCCAGTTCAAAGACTGGCGCAAGCGGTTCTTCAAATCGCAGCGCGCCGCCGCCGAAGCCCTCGGTATCAGCGCCTCATCGGTAATTCTGTATGAGGCGGGGAAGCGACGGGATGCCAACGAAACGCCCGTCGAAGTCCCTAAAGTCGTGGCGCTTGCGTGTAGCGCCGTCGCGATGAACCTCCCCCCCTACGGAGACACCCCCGCCTAGCGCGGGGGTTTTTCGTTTAGCAGCCCTTGCCGCCCTTGCCCTTGGGCTTGCGCTTGGTGGACTTCATTTCAGCAATCCCGCTCGCCGTCCATCATGTTGATCGTGCGCGACTGGACGGGCTTTGCAGCCACGCCGGCCTTGATCTTGGCGTCCTCGGCGTACATGCCGTAGCTGTCCATCCGGGCGTCGCTCTTGCTGGCGTAGACCTTGCGCCCACGGTAGCCGTCACCGGGCCGGGCTGCGCTCTCGACCGTGCGCTTGCCGCCCCACTGTTCGATATCCGGGGCGTTCACGTTCGTGTATCGGGTCATTTCCTGCCTCCCGTGCGGCGCTCCCATGTGGCGCGGCACCGATCTGCGTCATCACGTCGGCCGAAAACCCCGACGGTGGTCCACCTGGGAGACGGATCGTCCGTGCCCCGATGGCGGATCAATGCGTGGACCTCATACGCTCCATCCGTGGGGCGCTGGGTAAGGTCCACGCGGTCCATTACGAGACCTTGGACGCCCGGATGATCGAAAGCACCTCGGCCACTTCGTCAAGCTGGTCCACGTCGAGAAGCGACAGCGCCTCGAAGTCAATCGTCACGTAGTCGCCCTCCTCGTCGCCATCTTCGTCTTCGTCGGTCTCGTCAAGGATATCGGCCAGCGCCTCGACCAAATCCGCGCTCTCCTCGGTCGTGAGCGCGATGTGAATGCGCCCGATCGTCAATGCCAGGGTTTCGGCTTCCGTGTCAAAAGACACGCTCACGTCGCCAACGGTCGTCTCAACGCGCATGTTTCGCCCCTTGTCGCAAGGTGTCGTTCCGCCGCCGATCGGAGGGCGTCCGGGTCCAAGTCTGCCATCATGCACACATCGCGGATATTCCGGCTATTCCCTAGGAGCCATCGCCGTGCGCGGTCGCGTTCCGCATCCGTCGGCGCGCTGTCGCCCGTTGCGGTGACGGGGCGCTCGGGAGCCGATGCGTCAGCGAGCGCACGGGCGATGACGCAGCGCCAGAGACGGGTTTCCGGCTGCATCCGATGCCCAAAACGAAAAGGCGCCGGGTTGCCCCAGCGCCTACGAAGTCGATTATCTGATTTGACCCTAGCACAACCGATCGCGAGCGGCAACTGTCACGCCCCCTTCCCGCTGATTTTCCACAACCGC